GATATGTTAATGGCTTTATTTGAAGCATTTTCATCTATGCAGACTGTTAATAGTATAGATGACTTTAACGCTTGGGCAAGAAAGATGATAAAAGGTGGTCAGATCGAAGGTAAACAACAGAAAGGTGCTCTTATCAGAGAACTTGAAGGTGTATTTTCACACAGTGTATTAAGTGGACCTAAGACACCAGCTCGTGCTATCATAGGTACATCAGCTTTTACATTTACTAGACCTATGGCAGCAACTTTAGGTGCAGTATTTAGATATCCATTTACTGGCGATAGTCGTACAATACGTACAGGTTTAGCTAGCATGAACGCTATGATAGACGCTATACCAGAGTCTTTTCAGTTATTTAAAACTAGACTGGGCAGTTACTGGAGTGGTGAAATAGCAAATGTTAAAACACGTTTCTCTGACTACACACAAGGAGACGATAACTGGGAAGTACTTAGAAGATTTGCAGAAGATAGTCCTGACGCAACTTTTGGAGACAAAGCTGCATTTTATATTGCTAACATAGCAAGATCTATGAATGATAATAGATTCTTGACATACTCTACTAAGCTTATGGCAGCGACTGACGACGCATTTGCGTTTATTATAGGTCGTGCTAAAATGAGAGAAAAAGCATTACTAAGTGCCTTGGATGCTAAGGCAGCTGGAGCATTATCAGACCATGTAGAAATTACACCAGAACTAATTAAAAATTACGAGAACAAGTTTTATCGTGATATATTTGATGCTAATGGTAATGTAACAGAAGAAGCTGCAAACTTTGCACGTAAAGAAGTTACACTTACACAAGACTTAACTGGATTTGCAGCAGGCTTAAACTCTGTATTCCAACAGAATCCATGGGCTAAACCTTTCTTCTTGTTTGCGAGAACAGGAGTAAACGGATTAGCACTTACTGCAAAACATACACCCGGATTTAACTTTCTTGTGAAAGAGTTTAATGATATAGCATTTGCTAGACCCGGGCAACTTACACCTGAGTTGGCTTCTAAATATGGTATTACGTCAGACCAAGAGTTAATTAACGCTAAAGCATTACAAACAGGTAGATTAGCTATGGGTGCTGGATTAGTATTTATGGCAAGCCAAAAGTGGATGCGTGGAGAAATGACAGGTAATGGTCCTGTAGATAGACAGATGAGACAAAGTTGGGTTGACGCAGGCTATAAACCAAACACTATATCATTCGGTGATATACAAGTAGATTATACTTCGTTTGAACCTTTTAACCTAATTATGTCTACTATTGCTGATATAGGTGATGCTAGTTTATTAATGGGTGAAGAGTGGACAGAAGACAATTTACTTAAGGTATCACTTCTTGTATCTCAGGGTGTAACAAGTAAATCTTACATAGCAGGCTTACAAAGCTTTGCTGATTTAGTTGGTGGTAAACCCGGTAGTGGAGCTAGAATTGCTGGTGGTCTCATGAACAATGCTTTAGGTTTAGGTGCGTTAAGACGTGACTTAGGTAAAGTATTTAACCCATATATGAAAGAGCTTAACTCAGGTATCGAGGACAGTATACGTAACCAAAACTTGTATATGGAAGCATTTGCTGGTCAAGGTGAAAAAATACCAACTAAGTACAGCGTACTAGATGGTAAGCCTGTTAATCCTTATGACTTTATGACTCGAGCATATAATATGTTTAGTCCTGTAGCTTTTCATCTAACTCCTAGCAAAGGTCGTGAGTTACTGTTTGCAAGTAAATACGACGCTAGATTATCAGTGCTATATTCACCACAAGGTGATGACTTAACAGACGAAAACTTCCTAAGATCTAGATTTCAACAGGAAATAGGTAAAGAAAGATTAGATGTTAAGCTAGAACGTCTTGCTCGTAACCCTAGAATACTCGCATCTATAGAACAGATGAATAGAGATATTGCATCTGGTCAAAGAGCTTTATATGAAGCTAAAGACTATTATCATTATCAAGTTATAGATGATTTGTTTGAAGATGCTCGAAATCAAGCTTGGGCTAGAATGACTGCTTTACCAGAAGTAGCATTACTAAGAGAGAAAGAAAGATTAAAAACTATCCAAAGATTAAGGAAAACAGACCAAAGCACAAACCTCCTTTCAATGTATAAATAATGGCAACAACATTCGTAGATTACACTGGGGATGGAAACGCAACTAAATCGTTTTCTTTCCCTTCTTATAAAGTAGAAGATATTAAAGTGGATGTCGATGGTGTCATAAAATCATCAGGTACACACTATAATATAACAAGCTACACAACTACAGGCGGTGGTAATGTTGTCTTCACATCAGGCAACATACCCGCAAGCCCAGCAGCTATACGTATCTTTCGTGATACAGATGTAGACTCACCTAAAGCTACATTTACAGCAGGGTCAGCAGTTAAGGCAGGCGATCTTAACAATAACATGACGCAGATATTATACGCTGCACAAGAAGAACAGAATCAAACAATATTAACAAGCGATCTAAAAGATGCTGCTATTACTACAGCTAAAATATTAGATAGTAATGTAACAGCAGCGAAACTAGCTAGTGACTCAGTAACAACAGCTAAGATAGCTGATAATGCTGTAACAATGGCAAAACTAGGTAGTGGTACATTGCCTACAGATATAACAGTTGCTAGTGCTAACATTGTAGATCTTTCTGTAGCAACAGCTGACATCGCAGCAGACGCAGTTACAGGAGCAAAGATAGCCGATGACTCTATTAATTCAGAGCACTATGTTGATGGTTCTATTGATACTGCTCATATAGCAGACAGTCAAGTTACCACAGCAAAGCTTGCTAACACAAACGTTACAGATGCAAAACTAGCATCTAACTCTGTTACAACATCTAAGATCACAGATGCAAACGTAACAACAGTCAAAATAGCTGACAGCAACATAACACTTGCAAAGTTAGCTAGTGATCTAAAACAGACTACAGTTACAGACGACGATACTAAGCTACCAACTTCTGGTGCTATCGTAGATTATGTGGCTGCACAGCTAGAACCCTTTGGTGGTTTTGAAGCTATAGCTAACGAAGTGTCATTTCCTAACACACAGCCAGTATCTGGTGTTGCTATCAGTATAGCAGACGCAGCTGGCATAGTTGTAAATGGTAGTGGCGTTAGTACAACAGGCCGCACACTTAATGGTACAACTGTTACAATAAACAACATACCTTCCAACTTTCACAGTTCTACTGTAGCTAGTGGTATACGTTTTATCGTAACATCTACTGGTTCTAGTCAGACATATAACTATCACAAAGCTACACTTGCAGAAAGTGACCTTGTTGGTCTTAGTGGAGACATCAATGATTTCAACGAAAGATATAGAGTTGGCTCGTCGAACCCTACAAGTAATAACGACGCTGGTGATTTATTCTATAATACTGCTACAAATAAATTACTCGTATATAATACATCAACTTCTGCGTTTGAAGAAACACAGTCAGTTGGACAATATTTTATAAATACATTATCTAGTTCATCAGCAACTGGCGGAGGCAGTGCAACATTCAATGGATCAGCTTATAGATTTACACTTAGTAATGCAGGCACAGTTGCCGAGCAACATCTTGTTAGCATCAATGGAGTCATTCAGAAACCTAATAGCGGAACCAGTCAACCCAGTGAAGGCTTTGCTATTGATGGTAGCGACATCATATTTGCTTCCGCTCCTTCTAATGGTGCTGATTTCTTCATCGTTACAATCGGGTCAACAGTAAATATAAATACTCCAAGTGCAGGCTCTGTATCTACAGCAACTATTGCTAGTGGTGCAGTTACAACAGCAAAGATTGCAGATGGAGCAGTTACAACAGCAAAGATTGCGGATGACGCAGTGACTGCTGCAAAGCTCGCTAACACGTCTGTAACTGCCGGTAGCTACGGATCATCAACTTCTATTCCAAGCTTTAGTGTAGACGCTCAGGGACGTATCACAGCAGCATCTGGTAACTCTGTTAACACAGATGTAGTCGGTGACACTTCACCACAGCTAGGTGGTGCGTTAGACACTAATGGCAACAATATTAATTTTGGAGATAGCACTGGTGGCGGTGCAGATGACAGATTAGTTTTTGGAGCTGGAAGTGACTTAAATATATATTCTGACGGAACAAATGCTCATATCGAAGGTGACGTCTTAGAGTTTAACAACGCAGCCGGAACTGAGTCTCTTGCAAAAATGACAAATGGTGCAGCCGTAGAGCTATATCATAACAATAATAAAAAGCTTGAGACTGCAAGTGGGGGTATTACCGTAACAGGTACAGTAGCTGCAACAGCTTACACAGGTGACGGTAGTAGTCTTACAGGTGTAGCATCAACAGTAGCTGACGGATGTATCTATGAAAACTCACAGACTATATCTAACAACTACACAATAACCACAAACAAAAATGCTATGAGTGCAGGGCCGATCACGGTAGCAAGTGGTGCAACATTAACAATACCTTCGGGTAGTACATACACAATAGTTTAATATGGCAATACAAATAAATGGTAATGGTACTATCACAGGTATTTCTGTTGGTGGTTTACCAGACGGTATAGTAGATACTGATATGATAGCTGCTAATGCAGTAACAACTGCTAAGTCTAATCTTACAACAGGTAAAATTTTACAGGTTGTAGGCACAGAAATGAATGGCACAGAAACAATATCTATGACAAGTACATATGTAAATGATACATCTCGTATTCATTACATAACAGGATTAGATACAACTCTTACAACAACGGCAGCTAACTCAAAAATTTTATTCAGTGCAAGTGTAAGTGGAGAACCAGATCAACCAGACAGAAGGTTTGGCTTTATGATTGGTTCAGTAGTTGGCGGAACAGTACATCATAAACTTTTTGTAGGTACTGACGCTTTCTCAGGTGGTACTGCCGGTGGTCGACCAAGTATTACACAAAAATGTGCTACAGGTCCTTTAAATGGATTTGGTGCTGTTGGTACTGCAACTGGTGATGGGTTTGCAGCTACAAATAATTTTCCTAATTACTTATATTCACCAAACGCCGCTGCGGGCACTGTAATAAAAATGAGACTAGGTTGTGTCTGTACAGAAAATGATGGTAGAAAATACTATGTTAATAGAACTGTGACAGATAATAATACTTTAGATTACGTAAGATTATGTAGCACTATGACATTAATGGAGGTAGCAGCATGACAATAAAATTAAATGGTTCAACAGCCGGTTCAGTCGCTTTAGACGCACCGGCTCAAACAACAGGTAACGCTGACATAAGTTTTAAATTACCTGTAGCTGACGGTTCAGCAAACCAAGTTATAAAAACTGATGGTTCGGGTAATTTAGCATTTGTTGCTCCAACTGCTACTTGGGTGCACGGTACTGAAACAGCTTTAAACGGTAATACCGTAGTTATTGAAAATGGTGTACCAGATGGTGCTTCACATATTAGATATTTACTTAGATATGTCAGTGTAAGTGGTGGGTCAAGTTCTTCTCAACCGTTTATTCAAGTAGAACTTAATAATAATGGTACTATAAAAAATAGTAACTGGTTAGGTGCATCTACAACAACTAGAGATAGCAACTATACCTCAGCATCTTCTGATAGAACGGATGGTTTAACTCTATGGAACGGTTATACTCATGGTGGTAATAGCTTGTTTGGTGTTATAAATATTTATAGGATAGGTACTAACGGATCAGACGGTACTAACTATTATGTAGATTTTCAAGGATACGGAAATAGTGCTTCAACTGGTTATGATGCTACTCATACAGGTCAGGCTTATTTTGAGTTAGGTACAAATTCTACTGATTATGTTTCTGGTCTTAGATTATCTACTGGTAGTGGTAGTGTTACGTTTGATAACGGATATGTTCAACAATCTTATTTATTATCATGAGTAAAATACAAACAAATCAAATACAGCATACACAGAACGGTGCAGCTGTATTTACACTACCTACGTCAGATGGTAGTGCTAATCAAGTAATAAAAACTGATGGATCAGGAAATTTATCATTTGCAACTGATGCGGGAGGGAAATTTGCGAGCTATGCCGTTATTGCAGACCAAAAATCCTCTGGAACGGTTAGTGGAACTTTTGTTAGTGGTGCTTGGCGAGTAAGAGACTTGAATACTGAGTTAGCAGATGCAGATGGAATAGTCTCAATAAGTAGTAATCAATTTACTTTGCAAGCTGGAACGTATTTAATAAAGTGGTCATGCCCTGCCTATGGTAGGTCTTATCATGCGAGTAGATTAAGAAACAATACTGATGGAATAAATTACTCGGGTGCGAGTGTTTATTCTGATTACAATAGTAATGTTCAAAACACATCTATTGGTGCTGCAAGATTAACAATCGGTGCTGCAAAAGTATTTGAAATACAACATAGATGCGATAATTCATCATCAGGAGAAAATACTGCTTTTGGTGTACGAGTAGGAAATGCTTTTACTGTTGATTATGAAATATATACTATTTGCGAAATTTATAAGGAAGTATAATTATGGCAATTAATTCAGATACAGATATTAATTTAGCTCTATTACAACTAGGTAAGAATGCTAATCGCTATAGATTAGATCAAAGCCCACCTCCTCATAAGATTATTGAGTGGGATTCTGGCAACAGCGATTCACAACCTACAGATGATGAGCTAAATGCAGCTTATACAGCTTGGAAAAATGCCAATGAATATAAACAAAATAGAGTTGCAGAATATCCTAGCGTGGTCGATCAGCTAGATTTAATTTATCATTCTGGCATTGATGCTTGGAAAGCAAAGATAAAGGAAACTAAAGACAAATATCCTAAACCATAATGGCATTAACACAAGTGAGTACTGGCGGCATTAAAGACGGTCAGATACATACAGCTGATCTAGCAGATGGTGCTATTTCAGCTCAAAAATTACATAGCCAAGCTCGTGATGAGACTTATACGTTAGGAGCAGATGGCAGCAACCACTATACATTTACAGGTAAGGGCTTGACCGGGGCGGTTAATGACCCTACCTTGTATTTAGAACGTGGTAAAACATATAGGTTTGTAAACAATAACAGTGCAGGTGCACATCCGTTTCGTATACAAACAACAGTCAATGGCTCTGCCGGTACAGAGTACAATACAGGAGTCACAAATAACGGAGGAGCCGGTGGATCTACAATAGTTTTTGAAGTACCACATGCAGCTCCAGACACGCTTTATTATCAATGTACCTCCCACGGTTCTATGGGTGGTATATTTTATATTACAGGTGCACTAGCTGACAGTCGTGTAACCACAGCTAAATTAGCAAACGATGGGGTTACTACGGCTAAACTAGCTGACAGTAATGTTACAACAGCTAAGATTGCAGACGCTGCAATTACTAACGGTAAGATTGCAAGTGATGCAGTTACTAATACAAAGATACAAGATAATGCTATTACTACAGCTAAAATACAAGATGGTAACATTACTCAAGTTAAAATAGGCGATCAATCAATTAATGAAGCTAAGTTACAAGTATCTAACTCACCTACTAATGGTTACTTTTTATCAGCTCAGTCTGGTAACACAGGTGGACTAACTTGGGCACAGGTAGCACAACCTGACTTAACTAACTTAAGTGCAACTAATTTGACATCAGGCACAATTCCAGATGCTAGATTTCCGGCTACATTACCGGCTGCTATTGCTTCAAACTTAACTAACATACCCGCTGCAAACTTAACTGGTGCTTTACCGGCAATTAGTGGTGCAGCACTTACAGGTCTTGCTAGTGCATGTACAAGAGTAAAGATTGGTTATCGAGATAGCCACTGGCAAGTTCCTCATTATAATACTGGATACCAAGATGTACCGGGTACTTCATTAACTTTTGATAATGTAACTTCTGATATGAGATATCTTATATATCATGAGTACTCAATGAAAAGTTATGGAAACCAACAGTGGTACAAATGTCAGGGATATTTTAACTCAAGTGGTGGACAGATGCGTGGTGGTAGCTCTAATACTGTATCTGACCAGACTGGTTCATACACACAGTTTGGACCATATATAGGTATAGATTATGCTTCAAATACAAGCAATAGAACTTATAGTATTAAAGGTAGATCATCATATTATCAACATTCCCAGATTGGCATAACAAATGCTTTTGTCATGGTAATGGAGTTTAAAGTAACATAGATGGAAATACCCACCATAGTATTACCTGATATTAAAAAGATAGAGACTGTTGAGATACCTATACCTACAGCTGACGTACCATACTATAAACCTATGGTAGTTCCTCCTAGCGATCTGAGAGATCAAGAGGATGAACCAGTCAAGACTGTAGAAGAAACACCCGAACCACCTACACTTAAAATACCGTTTATTAAGCAGCCAGTGCCTGCACCCTCTACTGAGGTTGTAGTCACAGCTCTTACAACGGCGGTTGTAGCTGTATCAACAACAACATTGTCACAGCCTATAATCGAATGGATACGTAAAAAGATTCAAAAATTCCTACAAGATAAAATCACCAAATGGAGAAAAAACCTGACGAACAAAAAGGGCTCTTCAAAAGAATCAAAGAAGGAATAGACGATCATGAAGAACAGATGGTGGTACTGGGGGCGATGGTTCGTCTTGGTGTCGTTATC